CTGTCTGTGCCTGCAGTGCCTGCGGCTTCCAAACCATTTACGGTCTTAAAAAATACTTGTTTCATAATTATTTTGTTGAAACATTAAACATTACTCAGATTCTAGGACCTCCCTAGACTGAGTCTGATACCTTGGAGACTCGAAGCCTTCCAAGATGCTTTTCACTGCCATTTCCACGATCTCATGATGAGTGTGTTCAGGCAGCTCACAGCCCACACCAAACCTTTTTGACATTTGGGCGGGCTTACGAATATACTTTATCTGTACCGAGTTAGGTATAAACGTTACGTTCGTGTACAAATCTAAGAAAGTTTCTTGTATTGTATACAAAATACCTCTCTCAGAAGTGCTATTAAATGGGTCGTCTAGGATAGCATATATATCATCCTGCTGAGAAAACTTGCAGTTTGTCCTATACATTCTAATGCTATCCCCAACTGCATCATCTTCATCTCGCAGTTCAGCTGTGCGATAAACTACTGTCGTAGTTGTAGGAGCAAGGTTGTTGACCTGTGTTAGGGTCTCACCTGTAGACGGGTTAACCCATGTAAGCAAAGCATATGCTCCTGTATAGTCTACAGAATCTTCTGCTCCGTCTACCTCCCTGAAGGACTGGAACCCTTGTTCCTCGCCTTCAAAGAACTTCTTCTCCAAGTACAGCTCGTTACCATCTGCTGGTGGTGAGTCTGTAGCTACAGTGTCAAAGTATCTGTCAGTGAAGCTGTCGTTGTTTGACAAGCTGGGGTTGATGTCTGACGAGTAGTATGGACCTATCAAATAGTCATAGCTAAGCCCCTCTGCTCCATAGATTATCTGCTCTGGGGTTCCGTTAGTGTCAGCTACGGAAATAGACTGAATCAAATACCCAGGCTGCGGAGGAGTCAGAGGTATCTTGAGATACTCCTTGACTAGGTTTCGGTCCTGAAATCTTAGTTGTCTGTCTGAACAGTCGTGAATGACTTCAGACAACACATTGACCAAGAACATGTAATCATTGGGGAACTTGTATCTAAAGATGTTGATGTTCCCCTTGGTCTTGGATGTATACCCCACCCCCATGTAGCTAGACATGGTTGTGTTGTAATCTTCAACAAGGTGACGGAGGTCGTCCAACCTCTTCTGAGACTGTTCGAACCCCCGTCTGTACTTGTTGCCTTGCTTGTTGTAGCGTTGAGAGATGAATCTGCGCACAGCAGTATTGAGTTCGTAATCGATCTCTTCTGGTAGTAGACTATCAGCTTGGAAAGATGCAATCTTCTGCACCCCCAAGTTTACCGCTATGTGCATTTCTTCTATTGTCATGCTAATGTCTTAAGCTGGGCTCTCATGGCGTTGACTTGCCCTGAGTTCTTTTTGTTTTTAAAGTAAATCACAGTGTCTGTGATGTTCTCTCCGATGGTCTCCTCTCCATAGATGTGCTGGTTACCAATCTTACGGATAACTCCAGCAGCAATCATCTCCTCGATTTCAGATCTAAGATCAAGGTTTTTGTCTGTAACAATTTTCAAGAACCGCTCTGCTTGTCCGCTCTTGAGCTCATACAAACTATTCTCGACCTCTATCTCGGACAAGTCCTCAGGCTTCGCTGTGCCAAAGATTCGAAGCACTCTTCTCATCTTACCCACATCATTAGACAGCTTGATAAACTCCTTGTCCGCTTCCTTCTTAATCTTAACAAGATTGTTCTTGTCAAGCACTTCTTTATTTGGATCATAGATATAGAATCTATGGTGTGCATCCATGTTTTCTTTCTTGTCTGCTACATGCCTGTGTCTTTGGCACCACTTGTAGCTGAGCCAGTCCATGAGGTTCATGGGGGTACCAGTCTCGTCTACTGTAACATCAAGTTCTATACCTTCAAAAGGGACTCTAACCCTCATGTTTGCCCAGAACTCTTTCTCCAGTCTGGGGAAGTCTGGGTGATCTCCTGGTGTACCAAGTATTTCTGGCAAAAACTTCTTTGAATCCTCGTAGTCCAATCCCTTGAGGGGTTGTCTACCTACATACATTGAGCCAATAGTGACTCGGGCGGCAGCTCTAATCTCTTTGGGGAGAAAGCCCTGCACTTCTTTGCGTCTGATTATAACTTTTTTCATGTTCTTTTTAGTTTAAGAATAACTTTTGGCTGTGTGGCTGCAAATGGGGGGAGCCACCATTGTGGTCCCCCCTTGCAAACCAAACACAAATTACGATGCAGTGCAGGTCAAATCGAGCGAAGTATCGAATCTGCGGAGCAGGATACCAGCTGTCTTCAACATGTGCACAGAAGCACCGTCAATATCACTTGCGCGAGTATCGGTTTCTGCGAAGCCCTTAGGCACAACAGAACCAGCAACACACCAGCGCAACATCTCACGTCCTTTCTTATTGATCATCTGGAGGTTGTTTTCTCCATCGTAGTTAGACTGATCAACGAACGTCATTCTGTAAGACTCGAGTGGCAAGCCTGTCTCTGGGTGCTTCTTTGAAGCCTGAGCAACAGGGCCATGGTCAAACAAAGGCACCTTTACCACATTCACTCTGTGACCATCAATGTGGTCGTATGAAGTGAAGTATCCAGTAATACCCAAGTTACGACCGCTACCAGTAATGAACTTAGACTCTGAAGTAGTCAAGTAGCTGCGAGAAGATCCTGCAGTACCAGCACCAGTACCAGAAGAGTAGTAGTTACGGAGAGCCTTGTCAAACTCACGTGCACCACCAATACCGGTGAACAAAGTCACCTGCTTGTCGGTAGCGTCAGTCATACCGTAGAACAAATCACCGATCACATCCTCAATCTTAGACTGTGTCAAAGTAGAGTAGGTGTCCTTGTTGATGATCTGCTCGAACAAACCAGGACCAGAAACAACTGGCTGTCCGTTCTCGTCCACCATCTGAGTACGACCATTGTCGTCGTGCGTACGCTTGCCGTACCAGTAGTACATCTCACACTCTTCCTTAAACTTGAGCATGTGACGGTACTCCTCGTAGTCCATCCACAACTTAGTAGAAGAACCTTCCTTCAGTGGGAGCTCAAACTCAGCAACGTAGTCTTTTGCGTTACCAGAGAACTGGTAAGACTTACGCACGGTACCGATCTTAGAACGGACCAAACCAGGTGCTGTCCAGTTAGACGCATTTCCACGAGAGAAGTCAAGTCCAACGTTTGCATACAACATACCCCAGAGTGCGCCATTAGCGAGGTCGCCTCCTGCATTGTTGCTGATACCAGCAGAACCTGGTTCCATCAACTGGAGAGTGTATTCAAAACCTCCGGACACAGGAACGGGCTCAGCCATAATACGAGCCAAGACACCAGTTTGTGAAACCAGAGTGTATGGGAAAATGAACCACTTGTCGGGGAAGGTCACCTTGAATGGTGTACCATCTGCACCCAAAGTAGCCTGTGAGGCCACAGGAGTGCTGACCACGGGACGAACATTGATATCGTGAGTTTTCACACGATACTCGTACTCGTAGCGGTTAATAGATCTAGTGTTGCCCACACCTTCAGTCAAGAAAGACAATGGGAACTTTTTCTCCTCGCGGCCTGCGAGGTGAGTAATGATTGGAGACAGCTCTTCGGGCTTCTCCATAAGCGCATTAACCAACGAATTGCTGTCGGTCATTTGCGTGTCATTGTAGTACGATTTAAGTACTTGCATCAAAGCCATGATTGTTTATTTTAATTGTTAATGCTTAACCAAGAAGCGCGTTTATGTCCAGCTGATCTGGATCAAATGCTTTTTGCTTTCGACGCTGTGCACCTTTTGCGCTCTTCACACGCTCCTGATTGGAGACAATGCGATCACGCAGGTTGCGTGCACTGGCAGTCTTAGCCTTTGTATTAATGATGTCCTCAAGGTTAAACCCGCTGAACATGAGATAATCGATAGCCAACTTGATATCCATGTCAGCTTCGCTATAATCCACATCCCGTTGGGTTCTACCTGAGTCATCAACCGGTGCAGAGATGTAGTCAAAGAAGTTTGCCTTATCCCTATCAGGGATACGAATACCTGCAAACTCCGCCCCCTCTTCAAGGGTATTAGCTACACCATCCCAAAACTCTGCTCTCTCCTCTTCTTGTTTCTCGAACTCAACTTGTTGCTGCTGGAACATTTCCTGCCGTTGTTGTTCTTGATACTGTGCCAGAGAGTCCTTGGCCACTTTAGCTTTGGAGTACAACTTCCCAGAGTCCTCATAATCTTCCAACATCTCATTGATAAAGGCGTCTTCATGGCCCTTGAGTTGGAAGTATTGCTGAAGGATTACCTTCTGCGACATAGAGTCATTCTCTGTGAGAGTGAAGTTGTTGTAGTCTGCACTCGGGTTATATGCTTCAAAGAACTTTTCAGACTCACCTCCTGCAAGCACATAGTCAAGATGACGCTGCACTTCTGGGAACTGCTCGAACAGATCTTGTATCTGGTCCTCAGCAATCTCCTGGGAGATATCTCTAACATAGTTCGTGAGCCCTTCTACAGTATCGTCGTACTGTGCCTCCATCTCAAATCCTAGAGTATCTGAGATTTGATCGGCGATGGTGACGTCTTCTGCAACGTCTTCTTCGAATTCATCTTCAACGGTCTTCTCCTCATACTCTTCTTCGTATGATTCATCAACACCGTCTTCAAAGTCTTCATCGCCACGCTCACGAATGTCTTCGTCTAATTCGTTTTCTATTTCAATTTCTGGTTCAGCTGCCTCAACATCTTGAGGTGCTTCTTCGACTGTTTCCAGTCCTGGGGCTCCGTCTCCTATCACGTCTGCGAACGAGATAGAGTCAAAAGCTAGCTTGTCGTTTTGGTCTGCCATTGTGCAAATGTATTTAGTGTTATGGTCTGCTGAAATATAAAATTATTTTCTATATCTGCTATTATTATATCGCACTCTGCTTATACTCCGTTGGGTTCTGTGTCCCCTTCTTTGTCGAGAGCACGCTCTTTGAGGCGTATTTCCTGCTCTTTGATCTCAAAGTCTCTTGCCATCTTCTCAAGGTCAATCTGCAGTCTGTCACTTTGGTCTCTAGACTCTGCTGCAATCATTGCTTTCTTGATCTCCACCTCTCTGTCTTTCTCCTTCTCAAGTGCATCCATCTCCATCTGCTTCTGCTGCATCTCAGCTTGTTGCTGGGCTTGCTCTTGCTGTGCCTTTTGTTGTGCAGCCTGGAGTTCTTGTTGAGCCTTCTCAGCTTTCTGAATCTTGTCCTTAAGCCCTGCAAAGTTCTCAGTGTCAAACATGTCCAGGACTGCAGATGCAGGCACGCCGTTCTGTACCATAGACTGCCCGAGTGCTTTAGCTTGCTCAAGCTTGTCCTGATCTCTGCCAGCGTCAGATACAAAGACACCAAACTCACTCTCCATGTATTGGAGTGAGTTGATGTCAAGCATTTCTACTGATTGGTCTGGCATGACGTACATGCCTTTCTTTCCGTTAACCCATGCTTCCTTAGAATAATCCAGAAGGCCTTGGAGTTCGCGCTGCTCAAATCTTGCGAATTTGCGGAAAAGATCTTCCGTAATGTGCGATGACTGAACAATTGCTTGTTGGGATGCTGCTTTTCCTTCATAGGGTCCGATGCCGCCTTGGCGTTGTCTGTTTACACCTGATATCTTCTCCCACTCTACTTGTATAGATTCCAGCAGCTGCAGGTACTGTGCTATAGTCTTGATCGACATGTCAAGTACAGACTGGTGCTGGGGTGAAAGTTGGATACCCTCTTTATTGTAGTCAACCCATGCAATACCTGTACCCTCCACGAAGTACATGAACTTGTCCATGTCCCACTTCTTGGGAATCATGTTGATGTCGAACTGCGCGATGATGTCCTTAGACCGTGCAATCGCCAGCTCCATGCGGTACTTGAAGATATTGTAGTTGAGCTGGAATGGGATACCTAGAGAAACGAGGGAGATATTGTCTGAGTTGACATCAGAATACTTTCGTCCGTTGATTGGGAGCTTGCAGCGAGAAGGGTTGTCTAGGGATGTACGTTGGTTGGACAGGGGATTGATATTGACGTAGAAACGTCCATCAATACGCGTACCCTCCCACACTTCGTTTACCCACTCATAACGAACTTTAGCACCTGCCTCCTTCATCTCTCTAGGAAGTCTGAATCCTTCTTCTACGACTGACTCCTCCATCATCCCCGTCAACGGGTCTGGGTAGCTAAGGAATCCAATACGCTTACGGCTCTTCCAATACACCGTAATGCATTCTACGAGCCTGTTACGGTACATGTTTTCATCACTACCGCTAGCTTCTGATCTGTAGAGAAGGTATGAGTCTGCTGACGCCTGTTGAGGATTCTCGAGTTCAAGAATTTGCTCGTCCGTCAGATACTCACCAAATATGTCGATTACTGTAGATGCGTGTGCATACTTACGAGCCATTGCCCAGTCACCATCTTCTACAAACTCAAGGTCTGGATCTTTGTCGTAGTCAATATCAAGTGGGTTGAGCACCTCGTAGAATGGCTCATCACGAACCACACCCTTGTGTGAGTATACCTCACCAGTGACGAGATAGTGAAAGAAGCCTTTGGAGAACTTGTGCTTCATCTCCTCGTTCTGCATGATGTAGTTCATAGCAGCCTGACCATTGATGGCTCTGCGGTCTACGTACGTCCTCTCGAACTCCTCCATGATTTGCTTCGGGGGCTGAGGTGGTTCCCCGTCCTGCATGTCCTCAGGTCTGACGCTCTGCATAAACATCTGACTGGCCAAGTCCAGGAGTCTCTCATTCTTCTTCTGTTCTTTGACAGAAGTAGAGTCCGAGTTCTTCACCGTCACTGTGTAGTTAAGTGGGCGCTTTGCCTTCTCCCCCAGCAACAAGTCAATGATAGGCTTGATGATTGGGTAGTTACGCAGCTTGGACGGGAAGTTCTGTCTTGTCTTGCCGTAGGGCTTCAAGACATACCTGTAGTCCTGCTCATCAATTACACCGTTGTAGTAGTCGTAAAGTGATTTGAGATAAGCACGTCTTTCGCTTATCCCAAACTTAGAGAGATCGATATATGCCTCAACGCACTCCTCTCTCCACTTCTTT